GGTACGGAAGAAGGTCTGGGGTTCTTCAAGTCCAGGGCCAAGGGTATTCTGAATGTCTCCGATCTTAATGGAGTCGCCTTACGCGATATCCTGGAGAGCCTGAAAGGTGCTGAGTTTGATGCGGTACTCAGTATCCGTAAGTCTAAGGGCAAGGATGGCACGGAGTATGAGAACGTGCAGATCCGTGTTGTTCCGCCTAAGGCTGCTTAATTATGAGCCAACAAGAGAAGTCTAAGTATCCACACAAACAGCCTTTTCAACTGGAAGGAGATCAGATCAAGAGATCCTCTAAGCAAGGCTGGTGGAAGAATCCGAAAGAAAAGAAGTCCTCTGACCCTTCTAATCCAAAGGATGTAAGCTAAGGACTGATCTTAGTGTCTCACTCCAGCCTCTTACTCATAAGGTAGGGGGTTGGAGTATAGATATTGCCAAACTAATCTAACAAGGAGAGTAGAAGATGACTAAATCTATTTTCGGGATTTCGGTTCTCAGTAATCCCTTATGTGAAAGACTTGTACCTATTAAAGTACATAAAGAAAGTAGATCCAATTCTACCACTTATCATAAAAGAATTCAAAAGAAATGGAATAAGCGATATGGAATGAAAAAGGAGCTATATGCTATCTTTGTAGCAAGCCCCATCTTTGGAAATGAGGCTTTTATTATGCATCCTAAGGCATTAGCCTTATTAAAAAATGTTCTTTGATAGGTAGCCAGAATGAAAGCCTTAGTAAATTACACTGCCCGAGATAAAGCCTATCTCCCTATCCTTGCTTTCTATCTAAAGCAGAAAGGGATTCAAGCAGTATCTACCTCTTTAGGATTACAAATCGGGGAGCTTCTTCAGAAAGCTAAGAAGGCTGGCTGTGATGTAATTCTTCTGTGCAATGAAGAGACTTTAAGGAATTGTGCTCCAGGCACTCGGCCTACCTTAGATGCTTATCGCGGCTCAAGGCTTAATTTCTCTGTGCCTACTTTAGTCCTTAGTCCTCTTGAGCATACCCATACCGTCACTTATGGTAAATGGCTTCTTGAAAAAGACCTAGATAAATTAGCTCGCATCCATGAGTCTATTCAGCCTTTCGCTTTTGAAGTCTTAGATCATCCTCATAAGTTTCATAAAGCTTTAATGACTTTAAAAGCTTGCTCTCTTATCTCTTATGATATTGAGACTGACCTTTTAAATGATGCTGATGATAAAGAGGATGATCCTGAGCTAATCATCAAAGGAGGGGATAGCATTATTACTTGTTGCTCATGGACAGGGCTTAAGACTGATGGCTCCCTTGTTACCTATGTCCTTCCCTTAGTATCCTTCAGGGAGGATTTCTGGATAACTAATGAAGAATATGCAGATGCTATCTATTTGATGCAGCAAGTTAATGCTTTACCAGTACCTAAGGTAATGCAGAATGGTACATATGATTCCATTCATTCTATTCGCTATCATGCCGAACCTCGTAATTGGATTCTGGATACTATGGCTATGGCACACTGCGAGTATGCAGAACTCCCACAGACCCTAGATTTCATAGCATCCTACCAGCTTTATGATTATATCTATTGGAAGGATGACGCAGATCAGGCTAAGAAGCAGAAAGATATAAAGAAGTATTGGGCATACAATGCTAAGGATTCTTGGTATACTATGCGGATAGCTATTCAACAAATCAAGACTATGCCTGCTTATGCCAGGAAGAATTACAAAGAGCAATTCCCTCTTGTCTATCCTGCTATCTACTGCGCCTTCGAGGGGGTCTTAATAGACAATGAGAAGCGTAAAGAACTTAGAGCAGAGGCTCAGATTCAATTAGAGAAAGCTTTAGGCTTACTTAGGACTATGTTTGCTGATCCTAATTTCAATCCTGGGTCTTGGCAACAAGTAGAAAAGTATATCTATAAAGTCTTTGGAGCTAAGCGGCCTAAGATAGGGAAGTCTAAATCCTGCACTGATGAAAAGAATCTCAAGGCAGTTGCAGAGCAGCATCCTTTACTAGCTAAGCTCACTCATGAGATTCTTTCATATCGAGGAGCACAAAAAGCTATAGGAACTTACTATGATTTCGCGCAGCTTAACTCGCGGCTTCTATATAGCTTAGATCCTTTTGGAACAGAATCAGATCGCATGGCTTGTCGTGCTTCTTCTTTATGGGTAGGTACTCAGGTACATAATATCCCTAAGTATGCCAAGCCTATGCTGATTGCTGATCCAGGTTGTGAACTGGTAGAAATAGATAATAAACAATCTGAGGCGCGCTGTACTGCTTACCTTGCTCAAGAAGAAGCCTTGATTGCTGCACTGGAAGATACCTTAAAGGATTTCTATAAAGTCTTAGGCACTTTATTTTTTCAGATTCCATATGAAGAAGTATCTGACTTCTTCAGAAATAAAGTTCTTAAGAAGATCGTGCATGGTACTAACTATATGATGGGAGGAGGTACTTTCACGGAGAATATCGGTATCAAGATTCTCTATGAAACTGCCGCTATCCTAGGCCTAGTGCTAGTTCCTATTCCTAGAAGGAATCATCCTGAAGAATTGACTATCAAGCAATTCGCTACTAAACTTCTTGAGGCTTATCATGGCCCCTTCCCCCGTGTCCGTATCTGGTATAAAGAAGTCTTTGGCGAGATTCAAGCTACCGGGCGCTTAGTAAGTCCCTTAGGGCATACTCGTCGCTTCTTTGGAGATATAGGTAAGAATCATAATATCCTTAGAGGAGCTGTGGCTCATGGCCCTCAGAATCTTTCAGTGGCTATTCTGAATAAAGGCATGATGAGAGTTTATAAAGAACTTGTCATTCCTTCCAAAGGAGCTTTCCGTCTTAAAGCTCAGATTCATGATTCTATATTTGCTCAATATCAAATTAGTATGCGAGATTATTTTATTCCAAAACTAGCCATTTGTTTAGATAATCCAATTACTGTGCATGGAAGAACTCTACGAATTCCTACTGATGTTAAGTATGGGCAAAATTGGAGAGTAATGCAAGAATATAAAGAACAACCTGATATGGTAGTCTAAGATGCTGGACTACTTTAAGCAATACTTCCTCTATGCTGGAGTAGGAGTGTCTGAACCTCCTGCTACATTCCATCGTTGGACTTCTGTAGCTATTATAGGAGCCTTATTAGGACGCCAATGTTGGCTACCCTTTGGACATAGTAAGATCTATCCTAATCAATACATTATGTTCATGGGATCTCCTGGTTCACGAAAGTCTACTGCGATTAATATAGGAGTTAAGCTATTAAAGAATACAGGATATTCTCGCTTCTCCGCTGACCGTACTAGTAAAGAACGCTTCTTGATGGATATGAAGCAATTCGATTCTCCTAAGGATGTGGAAGATTTAGAAGTGCTTACTCTTGATGAGCCTTCAGAAAGCTTTATTGTAGCAGAAGAGTTCACAGATTTCACCGGCAATAATAATATGGACTTTCTTACTTGCTTAACTAAGCTATGGGATTGCCCTCCTGAATATAAGCATCCTAAGATTCATGGTAAGTCTGTTATTGTTCCTGAGCCTGTTGTTAATATTCTATCAGGTAATACTGCTCAAGGATTTGCTTTAGCCTTTCCACCAGAAGCGATAGGTAATGGATTCTTATCTCGTTTAATCTTTGTACACGGAGAAGTTACAGGGAGAAAGGTAACATTCCCTCCTGCTCCTGATGAGCTTCTGGTAGAGACTTTAACTCTGCATCTTAAGGATATTAAAAAGCACTGCAAGGGAGAGATAGTTATTATGCCCAGTGCTAAGTCTTTATGTGACGAGCTGTATGAGAAATTTGTAGGATTAGACGACCATCGCTTTAAGCATTATACCACGCGGCGTTTTACTCACCTTCTAAAATTAGCTTTAATAATTGCCGCAGCAGATATGAGTCTAGTTGTTAAAGAGGAGCATTTGCTTCATGCTAATACCATGCTGCATTTTACTGAAATAAAAATGTCTAAAGCTTTAGGAGAATATGGTAAATCGAAGTATTCTGATATATCCAATACAATTCTGGATATTTTAGGGGCTGCTTCAATGCCAGTTCCTTTATCTGTACTATGGAAGAAGGTAGCAAAAGATCTGTCTAAGGTAACAGAGTTAGCAGAGATAGTAAAGAACTTGCAACATGCAGGTAAGATTCAAGCAATATCAGTAGATGGGAAGCAAGGGTTCTTACCGCTTCATGAAATAGTAGTGAAGTGGAAGGCCAATCTAATTACCGAGGAGTGGTTAACTTTAGAAGAAAGGATGTAAAATGAACAAAGAAGATAGAGAGATTCGGCTTGAGTCCTTAGCTGAATACTTGATTAAGTTCTTTCATAAGGGCGAAGAAGAGATTCATGCACTTACTACTCAAGAACTTCTGGAAGTATTACGTACAGGGGAACTTGACGGAGAGGAGGTAGCTAGAATCTATTTCAACTTCAGTGGCGATATCATTAGCTATGATTTTACTACCAGAGCAGAAGGTACTGAGAAAGGGTATGGGTGGAATTATGAAGGATGATATTAAGATGGAGACAGCACAAAGTACCATTCCTCTTGTAGATATAGCGGTTACTTTCCGAGAAGGAGGCGCCTACTTCACTATTTGTATCGATACAAAAGAGGTTGCAGATCTCTTGAATAAAGGGACTCTTAAGGATGGCACTAAGATAGCAGCTATGCTTCTTCCTCTTACCTCTAACATTGCTCTGCGATTCGATTTCATTTTAGCTCTTTCATACACTAAAAGGGGTATAAATCCTTGGAGTATCGTCTATGTCTGATGCTAAGAATCGTATTGTTGATCGCTCTAAGATCATCATTCCTGAAGGAACAATGGAGGACTTTAAACGTCCTAATCATTTAGACTTCATGACTGCCTCTGAATTAAAAGCAGCCAAGTTCTCCGGGCTTAGACATAATAGCTTAACGGATGATGCGGAGATTTGGATCTTAGGGGATCTTACTAGACTAATTACCAAAGCTGAAGTAATGCAGAATCCCCATGCTATCAATCAAGCAATGGAGGAAGTCTTCGCTTTACATAAAGTACTGCCTGATATTCCTGAACTTCGGCAGATGGAACTGGACAAGATAAAGAAGGAGCATTGACATGGTTGCTAAATTAGGCGAAGGATTAGAAAGGCGTAAGGGAAGGATGAGGATTAGTACACATCTAGACTATAGGCAGAAGCCATTTTTCGAAGCATTCCTGGCTGATTGTACCAATGTAGTAAAAACTATAAGTGATCGTACAGGGGATACTCTCATTATAGCAGAGCATCCTGACTTTGATTTACTAGAAGTAGGGATGTTGATTCCTGAGTATTATCTTTTAGTGAACTCTTTTGAAGGGACTTATAAAGTGTTAAGATATCTTCCGCACCACTCTAATATACCTGCTTCTATCCCTCTGAAAGGAGTAGAGGCCACTTTAGGAGCTAGAGGTCAACGATATGGAGAATTTAAGGGCCATGCTAAGATTACTTGGGCTTTAAAGGATATCATGCAGCGAACTCCTAAATGGAATTCTATGCAACTTAGCCCTTCTATGAGAGAAGCCCTGGATATGATCGCACATAAGATAGGGCGCATCCTTAATGGAGACCCTACCTATGTAGATTCATGGCATGATATTGCTGGCTATGCTACTCTAGTAGAACAAGAACTTACTAAGCGGGAAGACGCAGCAAAAGCGTGTTCGTCAGAAGAGACTTCTTGTGCTAAACAATCAATCAACTCCATCTAAGCTATCAATCATGTAGTTCAAAGGATTATCAGGACGAAGCTTCTTAAGCAGGGTAGCTCGTCCTGATACTTCCGTCTGAGCAAGTGCAGTATTTAAAGCAGACTGCCATCCCCTAGGCGAGCCAGTTCTCATATATTCACTAGCAAGACTATTAAGTTTTTCATCACTTAATTCCCCTGATCTAATAGCAGTCTTTAATTCTTCAGTAACTTGCTGCCTAGCGTCATGGTCTATTGATCCATAGAAGCGATCAAGATGAATAGCATCCCGGAGTTTAGCTTCTGATAAAGGTCTAGTACCTAGAAGTCTAGCCATAATCCCTGTTACTGTGTATACCTCGGCCGGAGTAGCAATAGTATTCCCTTGTCTAGATACACTATATCCAGTAGCTAGTTCTGCTCCTCTGGCAATTGGTCTGCTCATAGACTGCATAGAGAGTGCTTCTCCAAAAGCTCTGGCCACGTCAGGATAATCTCGACCTAAAGCATCTGTGAGTTGCAGCATAGATTGCAAGCTTTGTCCTACCATTGAAGCAGCAGGAAAAGCAGTAGGGCCAGTAGGAATTCTAGGAGCTATCTCACCCCGTGAGTAGAAAGCCGGCCCCATATTAGAAGGAAGCCCGTAAAGAAGAAGACTAGCTCCCACATCTCCTAAAGCTCGGTAGGAGCCTGTAGTTAAGTCTACATTGTCATCAGAGAGATGTTCTCCAATAGCTTGTGAGACTAAATGGAAACCTGGAAGCGATCCCATTCCGAAGATACCGCCTTGCATCAGCATCTGCTGTCCTAAAGCTTTATAATTCTTAAGCTCTAAGTGGCGATAAATACTCTGCCCCATGGTAAGCATATAGGTTTGGAATAATCCCGCAGCTACTCCTAAAGTACCTTGGAACATTACAGGGCGCTGAGCCGCATGATAGTTACCAATAGCCTGATCCATGAAATTTCTAGCATAGATCGTGATTCCAATATCATCAAGTTCAGGATAGAGTCTCTTAGCTATTACTGCTCCTGTATACATAGCTTGGCGCCGTACTATGCTTTCAGAGAGATCAGCAGGTTTCGATAGCCATTGCACAAGTTTAGATTCTAAGGCAGCCTCTACCTTAGCCAAGGCGCCTGGCTCAAATTTCCTAGCCTCTTGAAGAATCGCACTAGCCTCTGATACAAAGGGTTTGAAGTATCCAGCATCTTCCCAGATCTTATCGAAACGTTTCCATTGAGGAGAGTTAGAAGCTCTGGCTCCTTCATACATAGCTTGTACAGGATGGAATTTAGCAGTACCTCTCTTAACTCCTAAGAAAGTAGCCGGCATAGAGTTAGCCACGGCCGCACTAGTTAGAATAGGCAAGCTCATAGCATTAACCAGGGGCTGTGCTAGTTCCCCCATTCTTAAAGCTACAGTAGCAGCTAGGCCATTTGAAGCATAGATCATACGCTTCGAGGTATTTTTAGCTTCAGTAAGCTTAGCTACTCCAAAGAGATTGGCTGCCTCATTATCGAAGATTTCCCAGGGATTATGAATACCTGCTTTATCCATCTCTCTGGCTAAGGTATCATAATCAACAGTAATAGCACCTTCTTTACGACCTAAAGGCTTACTGATAGTCTTCCAAATCTGTCCCATAGTTCCTAAACCCCAACCTAAAGCAGTCTCGAAACTCTGGTTCATCCATTTCCAAGCAGGATATTCTTCTTTCAGAGAGGCTCCTAAGAGCATATTTTTCAT